CTCGTAGGCCGCCAGATACTCCTGACCTTTTACGATATTTTCTTGACCGTTCATATGGCAATATACCTTATAACCAATAAAATTTTGAAGCGCGCCTTCCAAAGAAAATGGAATATCGATTATCTGGTCGATTATCTTCCCGGCTCGATCGTCAAGGACCCAGTGTCGCGCCTGGTAGGTGATGGCCAGCGGAGCCCCGTCCACCGGATGGGGGTCCTGCAGGGTGTCCGGCTGGGGCGTGAACAGCGATGCCGGATTGGTCTGGTCGTTGAGCACCCGCTGCTGACCGTAGACGTCATGTACAGACAGGATCTTGATCACGTCCTCGGTGAACGGATCACCGGGCAGGTCCTTGATATAGGGAAAAGGCTCATCCGAGCCCGAAGACTCCGCGAACTGGACCCGAAGATGGTAGTTCGTGATATGTTCCCGCTCTTCGATGATCAGGGCTTTTTCCTTCAGGATGAACCTGGAGAATAGCCTGAGCAGCCCCTCGTTTGCGTACTGGACCAGCTGAGGATGCTTCTCCTCCTTCAGCGTCCCATCGCCGTTATTGCTGATCGACAGGTTGGAGAGCTCGCCGAACGAGAGCCGGCGGAAAAGTTCCGAGATTTTCATAGATAATCGCCTTAAAAATCGAGATAATATTATACAATATATGAGGCGAGTGCATTGGGAGGAGCGCCACGGTCATCGTCCTCATTCCAGGACGGACCACCGTTATGGCCTATGCCTTCAAGAGGCGGGGCCGGCTCGCTTGGTTTCCATGCGTTGAGGTACATTAACATGGAAATCGTATCGAGACAGTCGTCTTTTCCTTTTAAGCCATTTTTAGTGGCCATCCGGATTTGCCCGTAAAAATGGGCGAGGACTTTCGACGTTTTCCATTCCACCGGGAAATAGATTTTCCCGGCCTTGAACAGCGGCACCACCAGGTTGAACCGGGACAGCTTGTTGATGACCGGACGGATGCCCGGCGAACCAGACTTCTCCGAGGAGGCGAACGAGAACCAGATGTTCCGGTTCATCATCTCGCCCTGGAGCCACTTGATGAAGGCGAGCTGCTGGCCGGAGACCTCGATCCCGACAGCCTGCGGTCGGTATTGCTGGACCAGGCGGAAGAGGTCGTTGACGGTCTTGTCCATGGTCTGGCGCTCGCACACACCGTCGACCCAGAACCAGTCACCCTGGGAGTTGTAGGCCCAGACCGAGATCACCGAGAAGTCGGCCGTTTGCTTGTCCGAGGTGGCAAAGTCCGTGGTGATGTAGAAGTTGAACTGCTGCCGGCGGTCGAGCAGCTGGATGCGCGAGAACTCCCGGATCTCGCCGTCCTGGACCAGGCGCTCCTCGTCGGAGGAGATGCGGAGCATGAGCTCCTGCATGAACCCCTCGACCTTGCCGAGCAGGACCGCATCCTCGTACTGCTTGACGATGAACTCGTAGGTGAAGCGATCCTCCCAGGCGCCGCGGAACTCCTCCCGGGTGCAGGGGAAACGCTCGCACACCGGCCAGACGTTCACGTCCCAGGCGCCGGACTCGACCGCCTCGATCATGATGTCGTCGGTGTTGAACGGCGTGCCGTTGAAGACGATCTTGCGCCTGGTCGGATCAAGGGCGTAGTCGATGCCCTTGTAGACCGTGTCCTTGATCGCCTGCATGGCGGCCTTGGACTTGGCGTCGTCGTCCGACACCAGGTCGTCGAGCACAGCCAGGACCGGGCGCTTGCCAAAGATCTTCGTGCCGCGGATGCCGGTCTTGGCGCCGAACATCTTGACGCCGAAGCGGTGGCCGTCCTTGTTCCTGAACTCCAGATAGTTGTCAGTGAAATGGGCCTCGGGCAGCCACTCCTTGAGGAATTCACTGTTATCGTAGCGAAATTCAACGTTCTTCCTGGCCGACTTGACGCCGTTCTCCATGGAGTCGGAGACGTAGATCATCGCCGACAGCTCGCCGAAGCCAGGCAAATAGCCGAACACGGCGATGAACAGCACCAGGTACTCAAAGAACAGCGTGGTCTTAGCGGCGCCGCGGAAGCACAGGTTCGCGATCTTCTCCGACTTGCTGGTGGCCAGCTTGTCGAGCATCTTGAGGTGGACCGGCGGCGTCTTATGGCTCTCGCCCTCGGCGCCGTTCACCAACTTGATGAAGTTCATGAAGATAAGACTAAACTCTGACGGCACGTATACGTGGCTCATCAGCGCCGAATAGTCGACCTCATCCAGCCACTCATCGAGCTTCTTCTTAACAATGACTCGGTCGGAGAGTTCCAGCCTATTGCTCATCGTCAGCGCCCTTGGTGATCAGGCGCGAAGCTGCAACGTCGATGGTCTTCATTTGACCCTGTCGAATCATCTCCTGCTGTTGGCTGGCGAGGCTCGCCAGCATCTCGCGCATCGCCTGCATGCCCGAGCTCTCGGTCTGGTTCAGGTTGATCTGGAAGTCACCCTTGGCCTCAGGCTTCTTCAGCGCGTTGAGCAGGCCGATCGCGGCGTCCGCCTGGACCTTCTCCGACTTGGCGGTGACCATCAGGTCGGCCAGGGTGTTCAGCGCCTTCTGATGGAGATCCTGGTTCAGGACCCAGGTCGGCACCAGGGACTGCTCCATGATCAGGTTCACCAGCTTGCCGCGGTGGAACGCCGAGACGTAGGCCGAGATGTCCTTCTTCGAGAGGCCCTTGGCGACAAGGTTTGCGTACCGCGCCGGGAAGGTACGGGCGTAGGCATCCTCATTGCTGTAGCCCATCAGCTTGTAGCTGACGTAGGCAACCGCGTGGATATAGTCCTCGGTCTTGAACTTTCCTTCCTTCAGGATCACCGAATACCCGACGAAATTGTCGCGAATATTTTCGGCGATCAGAGGATCGGAAGAGATGTTGTTCAGCGTGTCGGCCATCGCCTGGGTGACGGACGCGCGCAGGTGTTGAGGAAGAGCACGCTTCACGTCGTCCTGCGTCAGCGGAACCAGTGAGGAAGGAGCAGGCCCGGCCGGCGGAGCCTGAACGACAGGAGTCGGCGGCGCCTGCAGAGGCGGCGTGCCGAAAAGCGACTGGGTGCTCATATTATCTCTTGCCTGCAAAAAATTTTCAGATATTAATTATCAGTATATTCAGTTGTCGCGGTTTGAAAATCGGATTTCGGATTATTTTTTAATCCCCCGTTGGCGTTTGGTGGGTTTCCGCTGTCGGGGGTTTAGGGGCCGAGAGAGTATCCGTTCCTCCCAGGAATGATCTCTCGGCCCCTTTTTTCATTTCACCCCTCAGCTTCTGCAGCGCGATTTGCCCTGGCCTTCTGCTGCGCCTCGTCGATCAGGTCGTAGGCTTCGTCCTCGGACATCGGCGTGCCGGTCACTGCCTCGAAGAGCCACTGGATGACAGTCGGACCGTGATAGGTCCGACCATCCTGATTGAGCGCAGCTTCGCCCAACGTCTTGTCGGTGAGCTTGCTCATCGGGTGAGCCACCAGATGAAAAGCCCGATCCAGAACCAACCAACTCGAAGTTGGCTCGTACCGCCTGCGTAGATGAAGCGGATGGTGAACAGTTCCCAGAACCAGCTTGCCATCAGTCGACCACCGGATAGCGAGACAGCCGGCGCTCCAGGACGTTCCGGTAGCCCTCCATGAAGAACTGCTGGTTGCCCAGGTCGCGCCGATCGAACTCGGGAAGCCCACAGAAGGTGTTGGTCTCGAGGAAGGCATTGAGCTTGACGAGACGGGCATCGAGCTCGGCCAGCTCCGCCCGAACACGATCCAGCCAGGTCTCTTTCTTCTCTTCCCTCACGCTCGCCGTCCCGGCCGCTTCCGGGCTGGCGTTGCTCGCTGCGCTCGCTGCCTTGCCCACGCGCCGGTAGGCTCGCTCGAACACCTCCTTGGGGGACCAGGTCACGTAGCCCTGGAAGCCTTCGACGGCGGGAGGGTTCTGGATGCGGTCGGTGTACTCGACCACGTAGCCTTCCTCGTCCGGGTCCTCGTTCTCGGGGCAGGTCCACCGGCGCAGCTCGCAGTAGATCAGCTTCGTCGCCGGGGTGGCGTTCACCACCTTGGTTCCGATGAAGGTCTCGAAACCCTCCTGCGGATCGACCAGGGCGCCGCCGAGCAGACGCTGTTCCCGGGCGATCCGGCTCTTGAGCTCGTAGCCCATCAGCGGCCAGATCTGGTTCACGGCGTCGGCTCGCGCCAGGCGCCGGCCGAGGTCCTTGTTGAAGTTCGCCGGATCGGCGCAGGCGCTCTTGCCGAGGATCGTCCAACCGTTCCAGAGGGTCAGGGCGCAGATGGTCATCAGGCCAAGGCTGGGCGGCTGGTAGCTGGCGCGCTCGCCGCGCATGTAGGTCTCGCCGATGACGCCTTCGAGCGCGGTGAAGTAGTCCTCGTGGATGATGGCGGCTTCGACGTCCACCAGAGTGACGCGCTCGCCGCGGGCCTTCTCGATCAGCTCGGCTTCGGTAACGGGTTTGGTCATGAGGGCCTCCCTCACTTCTCGATCAGCGAGCGGACGGCACAGTCCTTCGCCTCGAGCAGCTTGCGCAGCGCGACGGTCCGCTCCGCGTTCTGCGGCAGCGTGTCGACGATTGTCTGGGCGAGTTCGCCGAACGGGCGAGACACCTTCTGCAGGTGCTCCGGCAAATGCGCGTAGGCGAACCACTGGAGCATGCGCTCGGGACGAGGCGCACTGGTAACGGGTTGCGTCATTGGAGACTCCTGAAAATATTATCTAGAAAATACGGGAGGGTTCATTCGCCGCGGTTCGCCCGCCAATCGGCCAGAGCCTCCTGGGTGACGGTCGAATTCGCGAGGATGCTTTCGGGCTTGTCGTCGATCCACACGTCGGGGACGAAACCCTGGCCGAAGTGGGTGAGGAACCACTTCTTGGCGATGCCCCGCGTGTAGATGACGGGAAGGAACTGCTCGACCCGGATGAGGGGATCCGTCCGGTCGAAGCGGTCATCACGGGCGGTGACGATGCGAACATCATGCCCAAGACGGCGAGAGCTGTTGATGAAGTCCGTCCACAGATGCGGATCGGCCGAGTAGGTTTGGTCATAGTCGAGGGCGATCTTCATTCAAACACCATGGTTGTCAGAGTCGTCGTTGTAGCCATTCCACATGGCGACGCCGATCGAGGCCAGGATGAGCAGCAGCATCACACCTGCGAAGACGTCGGCGAATCCTGTGGCGATCTTGGAGGGCTCCACACACATCACGGCGCGCGTGCTCCGCGGGGGAGAGGAAGATTGAACTCGCGCTCCAGCTCCTCCTGCAGGAGAGCCAGGGCACGCCAGGCCAGGCAGGTGCTCTCACGGTATTCACCGTCAAAGCCGCCACGGTTGACCAGGTGGCGCAGAACACAGTCGGCGTGATCGGTCGACTTGCCACGAGCGTGGTGCATCTCCTCGCCGATGTTGTGCTTCTGGCTCCCGATGAACGAGAGCTGGGCCACCGCGGCGAGGGCGTCGGGGAAGTAGTCGAGCAGGCCCCGCGCCATCGGGAACGTCTTGCGCTCCTCACTGGTCGTGTCGATCAGGCGCTTGCGCTTGGGTCCACCCGGCGCGCCGGCCTGCATGGGATACTCGAACTCCTGCCGAGGCGGGGACGGCGGCAGCGTCCCATACGAGCCGTCGTGGGCGCCTCCTGACCAATCGACGTCGGGCACCGGCGCCTGACCAACGATCGGCGGCTGATCCCGCCCGCAGACCAGGCACTTCTCGTCCACGAACATGCAGTTGCCTGCGCAGTCATCCTGCTTCTTGGACATCAGACGCTCCATCCAGCGGGGACACGGACGACGGGCTTGGGCGGGGTCTTGGGCTCCTCGAGCTGGACCGGCATGCGCTCGCGCAGCCACCATCGGGAGTGAAGCAGGTACATCCACTGCTGGGGCGGCTCGACCACAGCCCTGAGGTCGTCGCCATATTCGGAGTAACCGGGTACGGATCCGTTCGCGAGAACGAAGCCGGGGTTACCGGTCGTGTGGTAGTGTCCGAACTGGATCAGGTCGGGACGTCTTCCGATGCCGGCCTGCTGGGCCTCGATCTTCTTCGAGCCCCGGACGATAGGCAGCATCGGGCCGGCGAAGCCCATGCCACCCTTGGTGCCGATCTTGTCTCCGTGGGTGGTGAGGACGGTGCGCCCATAGATCGGGGTGATCTGGTCCTTGGCCGCGGTCATCTGGAAGGTGACGCGCTGGTCCAGCCCGAACTCACGGGCCAGGATGCTCCCCACCAGGCTGTCGTAGGAGAGACGGCTGTAGAGCTTCGCCGTGGGCTTGTGGGTGGTACGGCCATGGTTGCCGGGCACCACCACCACATGGACCCGGCCGAAGGTCTCCTTGAGCATCCTGATGCCCGGGGCGACGCTCTCGACGACCGCCTGGACCTGCTCATGCGAGGTCAGGGCGTTGGTCATGCGCAGCTCGTCGTGGATGTCGCCGGAGATCAGGTCGCCGGCCAGGGCCAAGAAGGCGCCGTCGCAGTCGGTGTCGGAAGCCCAGCGCTGACCGATCGTGCAGACCGCGCGGAAGTAGCGCTCCAGCCTGTCCCGGCAGATGTCGATGTCGAAGGCGTTGATCCCCTGGATTTCCTCGGCGGAGATCACCTCGCCCATGTGGATGTCGGAGAGGAGGGCACCGATCACTGAGCGGCCGCGGCGGGAAGTGTCCGGCCCGGCGATCCAGGTGGGCAGGGAATAGGGGATGTCTCGTATCCCCATGAGCTGCTCGACCAGGTGCTCGGCCTCGCCGAGGTTCTTGGTCAGGTCGGTGTGGCGCTTCTTCCAGAAGGAGGCGTCATGCACCTCGGCGCGGGTGGGCTCGGGCTTCTTGTCCTTCGTGGCCTTCGTCCCCCTGGTGGGGAGGCCCAGCGGTTCCAGAAGGCCCTCCACCTGCATGCGCTTGACGAAGCGCCGCATGTTGCTCGGGCTCTTGCCCAATTCCCGGGCCAGGAGGGAGACGGCGTTCACTTCGCCGGCCGGCGCACCCTTTCCGGGCGGGGCATACCCTTCTCGGACTAGCTTGATGAGCCTGGCAGCCCACTGCTCCAGGAGACCTGGATCGGTCTTGACGAACATCAGATTGGATTTCCTTGCAAATATGAATCGGTTTCTGCAATAATCACGATGGTTTTTAGAGCACCATTAGACTCATAATGCAAGGGGCATTTTCGTGCTGATTATCAAGAATTATCTGCCCTGGCTCCTGTCCGCCATCACGATCTGGATGACGGTCCTAGCCGGCAACAAGCACCCGAGCGCCTGGCTGATCGGGCTCTGCAACCAGGCTCTCTGGCTGGTCTGGATCTTCACGGCCGGCGCCTGGGGTCTGCTGCCGATGAACGCGGCGCTCTGGATCATCTACGGGCGGAACCACTGGAAGTGGAGCCGGTCATGACCCCGCCGTTTGGGACCTTTCACACCGACTATGCCTTCGCCTGGTTGCTCATCGCTGTGGTGATGATCTGGTTTGGGAGTCACTGACATGGCCGGAACCAGAGACGAGATCGACGTGGAGTTCCTCGATCCCCAGCGCATGCGGGTCATCCTGACCGACGGGACCACGCTCCCGATCACCAATCTCTTCGACGCGGATGGCGAGGACACGGACGATTACGAGGAGGCTTGGACCCTAGTGGCCGGCACCGATGAGGCCGGCTGGTACACGATTGCGATAGACAGGGACTCGCTGGTGCGCCACACCTTCCACTGAGCCAGGAGCCAGGGAACCGAGACCCCTCCCCAAAACCATTCCCACATTATCTTGTCGGAACCCCAAAATGGGGTTCCTTTCGTTATATCTATAATATAGGCTCAGGCGGGCGGGTGGGGAGGCACTTAAAGATCCCCTGCTCTCTTCTCTCCTCTGGGAGCATCCCTTCCTATAGCCAACGGCATAGCCGCGCCTCGCGCGGGCGTAGCGCAGCGAAGCCCGCGAGATGGATGCGGCGGAGGCGTTGGCTATAGGAAGATGGGGAGATTATTATATATAATCCCCACATATTATTTAGATAATCCTTATATAGATAATCACCACGCTATATATTTGCGGATTTAATAGAGGATTATCTAGAAAATATCGCTCATATTTATGGTCGGGTTTATGGAAATCCGATAGCTATGTCCTGGTGCTCTTTTACACCGGGGTCCATTCCCATCCAAACACACCCCCCCGGTGTATATCCCCCGGTACACAGTGGCTTCGCCACTTTGAGGGTACGTCACCCGCTACCACGGAGGATAACTATGGGCCAGATCACTATGGCTTTCAGCAGCACGTTCGCTGCTATTTGTGGTGCAGTTACCGCTGCAGCCACAGTCACCAAGCAGACAGTGGATACCGCTGCTGCTGGAGTATCCATGCTGGACTTGTATGTCCAGGATGCCAAGACGCAGCAGGTTGCGTCGTCCAAGCTGGAGATGTCCAGCTATCTCAATGACCTGATCAATCAGGCCAATACACGAGAGGCTGAGAAGGAACAGATCCTGGCGAAGAGATTCGCTGGAGACGATGACTTCCATCAGCGTTGGTTGAAAATCGATGCTCGCAATCGAGCGCTGTTCGCGCCACCGGCGACACCTTAACACAACCTGGACCCTGGCGAGAGCTGGGGTCCACCCAACTTGTTGGGATAGACAACTTCAACATACCTAGATAATCCGAGATAATCCTGGGCTACCACACAGGACCACACCATGCGTATCGTGACCAACCAATCGGTCCATGAGCTACTCCAGTACGAGCTGCTCTGCACCATCAGCCTGGCCATCATGCTCGCGGGCTTCTTTATCTGGGAACAGACCAGGTAACAGACAGTCTGTGATTGAATATCTGGTGGCATATCGCGAAGAGCATTGACCACCAGCAGTCCCAACCACTAACAACTAAATAGGAGCTCACCACCAATGAGCGCTGTCGCAACGCTGTTCTGCATCGTTCTCCTGGTACTGAGCTATCAGGAGATCCGAGTTCGCTTGTTACAGAGCAAACTCAAAAACGCTGAAACCAGGGCACTCAGAGCAGAGATCTTGCTCGAGGCTCGTCCTCAGCGAGTGGAGGTCATCTGAGCCATGAACGATCACACACCTCACCGCGAAGACATCATGCTCTGGACTGATGGCACTTAGTGCTATCGCGAGGAGCTTCACCACTACACACACATGTCAGACGATTACCAGGTCCTCTGGTTTAACAGTCCGGCATGGGATGCTCTCATGGCCAAGGAGTGTTTCTGACCATGATGATCATCGGTGTTGATATCTTCAATCGCGATACGGTAGCCGATCACTATCTCATCGGCGGAATACCAGACACCGTAGAGCATCGCTCCAACGCGGCTTTGTTCTGTGACTGGTTGAACACCTTCACGCACGACGAACACGGTGGACGTTCTTACATCACCGTCGAAAACGACTATCGCCTCTCTCGGGGCATGGAAGATCTCGTCTAGTCCTTCGTTCCTTTCTTCGGTTGCGGCTTCGCCGCTTCGAGAGCAATTCTGCTCATAACCCTGCTACCACCAGGAGAACTACCATGTCGATCACCCCGTTCCGTACCCAGAACAACGATGCTCCCTCGTTCCAGTCCGGCCAGGGCCACAGCTACCAGCCGGCGCGCAGCATGTTCGGCACCCAGGAGCAGAACCCGAGCTCGCGCACGCACTATCAGACCAGGGACGGCCAGCTGCGGCCGAAGTCCAAGGTCTGGCTGAACCCGGGCCTGTTCGTGCAGACCCAGGAAGGCCCGCAGTGGATTCCGCTGCCATTGGGCCTCGGCATCGACACGATGGAGCCCATGCAGGTCCGCGGCCAGAACGTGGACTTCATCAAGCGTGCCAACGCCTCCAATCAGCTGCTGGCCGACCTCAAGAACGCCGGCAATCGCCTGGCGCCTGGAGAAGAGCTGCAGATCCCGCTGACGCTCATCCTGCGGCGTAATAACGAGGACCTGGACATCCAGCCGAGCGACAACGAATACGTCATCGATTTCAACAGCCTGTTGAAGTCGGCAAACTTTCCGCCGGCCAACGACACGCCTGCCGAATGACCGCGAGAGCATCCGTCAGGACTTTCATCGACGCTCAGGACCTGGAGTTCCTCCTATGGGGAGCCACCCTGGTCCTGGGTGCCGGCATCCTCATCGCTTGCATATGCCTCTTGCGCAGCACGCGCATTGGCAGGTGAGCGAGAATTGGACCACTCTAAGGAGGCACCAATGAAGTAGCGTCAGCCCTACGGGGCAATTATGTCAATCTCCTCGGTATATGACCATAGCGCCCACATCAGATTTGAAGTCCTTCGGGACCTGTATATGGCGCATCTCAGCCCTCAGGGCAAACTATCCCAAATCTCTCAATTGGCCACGCCACCGACGATCACTTCAAGGCAGAGTGAGCCATACTATCCATCGCTGACGCGGGTCTGCAACGACCTTAACTTGCGCATGTCCCCAGCGAGAACAGGAACCGTGTACTGCCTACGTGAGTGGCAGCCTTTCTGTTTCATACCTTGAGGCGGTGATCACCAATTCCTTTGTGGGTTGGGGTCATCGCCTCCTTTTTCATGGACGATAGATAGATAGACCAGCGAGAGGAATCATGAGCTGCATCAAAGAGTTCACTGGCAAATACCGCTGGCTATCCAACTTCTGGATGGCGCCAGTCCAGATAGGGAAACTGCGCTTTCCCTCGAATGAGCACGCCTACCAGGTGGCCAAATCCCTCGATCCAGCGGACTGGATGGACGTGCTCGAATGCGTCTCGCCTGGCGCCGCAAAGCGCATGGGCCAGACCTTCAAGCTCCGGCCTGACTGGGACGAGATCAAGCTCGAGGTGATGACCCAGATCGTCGCCGCCAAATTCGATCAGAACCCGCTGCTCAGGGACGCACTCATGGCCACCAAGGGCATGGAGCTGGTCGAGGGCAATGGCTGGGGCGATCGCTTCTGGGGCGTCTGCCGCAACGTCGGACACAATCATCTCGGCCGCATTATCATGGAATATCGGGATCGATAATCCTTACAAATATCGTGAATTGATTATTATAAAAACCCTCTTTAAAGTCCTATATAATCCAACTCGGATTTTAACTTTCTAAAAATCAAGTTAATATTATCTCGAAAATCCGCAATAGGAGACCTAAAGGCCATGAGGGACATCGTCATCGACATCGTGGTGGCTCTGGCTTTCCTCGTGGTTACGGTTTTACCCCTGATCGCAGCCGCTCTCACCACCACAGCAGGAACCATCCCATGACCACAAAGACCACCATCGAACGAGCCATCGCCTTCGCCAATCTGCCTGAGCACGGCGGCGCCAGCTACAGGCTCAAGATCTGGACGAGCGATGGCGGTTTCGCTCTCGTCACACTCGACCAGCACGACATGCTTCGGAATGAACGGGACCAGGTGCTGTTCTTCAACGACAGCCAGGTCACCGTCGTGAAGGTGGACTGGCAATGAGCAAGGAGAACACCAAGCTCCAGACCTGGCGCGTCATCGACAAGCTGGGCAACATCGAGCTCATCGACGCCCACTTCATGTTCCAGGACAAGGACACGGGCGCTCTGACCTTCCGCTTCAAGACGCCGACCCAGTCCTATGTGCCTGCCGCGTTCGGCGCCGGCCAGTGGGTGTCCTGCGTCCTGCAGACGATCCCCAAGGCTGACGAGGCGCCCATAGCGCCGACAGCACCCAAGGCTGATGCCAGGCGATCCAGAAGGCCAAGGGAGACTGAGGATTACCGACGGCCGTTGAGCTACGCGAGCCCTGACGACGAGATCCCCTTCTGAAGGAGACCGCCATGCCTTGGCGCTACTGCATTCGATTCCAATGGCGCCGGCCTGGTGGTTGTCGTCCGGGAGCCAACCCTCGGGACTGGCGCTCCTGGCGAGAGTTCTCATCGTGGCCGATGACCTTTGCCACCGCGGGAGAAGCCCAGGCTCATCTCGACTCCATCCCGAACCCGTTCTTCAACCTCAAGGGCAAGCGCAAGGCTTCGGTCTCGGTCTGCTCGGTCTACATCAAGCCCTGACCCATGATCCACCGCAAATGCACCATCTGCGGGAAGGACATCGTCCTTGTCTCGTCAGCTGCCGAGCGCGCCAGGAAATTCGGCGGCCGGCCCGAGGAATACCTCAGGCTCTTCACCACCCATGGAAAATGCGAGGTCGCCAAGCGGACAGCGCAGACCCTGGAACTCATCAAGAGGAACCGCGATGCCAACTCATGAGTGGCAGACGTTTGACCAATCTCCCTACGAGCAGGGCGCCGAAGCCCGTCTCGCTGGCAAGCCCGAAACCGCCAACCCCTTCGACGTCGAGACCGACGATCACCTATCGTGGAACGACGGCTGGGCCAGCATCGATCAGATGGACGACGAGGACTGACCCATGCGCCTCCCCAAAGTGAAGAAGCGTCGATACCTCGACACCAAGCTCTACGGGAAAGCGTACCTTGAGAGCAGCAGGGATTTCGTCCGTAACAACCTAGACACGGCGGTGTGGTTCCTTGAGAACAGGGACAAGATCGCTGAAGCTCTAAAAGCCACCAAGAAGGCGGACACATGTCCTATGAAAAAGTCGAACATCTCGGGGATGAAGATCCTGCTCTAATCGGTTGGTGGATTGTCTATTACGATGACGATCACACCTGCTACGACGCAGTCGGCCCATACATCAGCGAGGAGGAAGCTCTTCGCATCCAGAAGGAACATCCCATTGAGTAATTATCGTGCCTATGCTGGGATCGGCTCCAGAGAGACGCCGGATAACATCCTGCGCATCATGAGCCATCTGGCCCGATATCTCTTCACCCAGGGCTGGACCTTGCGCAGCGGCGCCGCGGACGGGGCCGATAGCGCCTTCGAGGCCGGCGTCGATGACCAGCTAGCTGAGACCATGACCAACGGCCAGCCCTATCCCACGGCGAAGGAGATCTACCTCCCTTGGCGGGGCTTCAACCACTCCACCTCCGAGCTCCATCCCGGCACCATTCCGTTCAACCAGTACGAAATCAACGTCTCGGCCCGGTTCCATCCGGCCTGGGAGAAATGCTCACCTTCGGCCCGGCTGCTACACCAGCGCAACCTACGCCAGATCATCGGCTGCGAGGCCGTCAATGGTCCTCAGATGACGCCGGTCAAGTTCGTCATGTGCTGGACCAAGGGCGGGCAGCCTGTGGGCGGCACAGCCCAGGCCCTGCGCATCGCCGAGGCCATGTCCATCCCGATCATAAACTTCGGTAAGGCCACCAACCCCAAGGAGCTGGAAGCTCTGGTGTTGGAGGCCGACCGCATTCAGACGGAGACAGGCAATGCCATCAGCAGTCCGCGTCAATAAAACGCTGATCCTGTGCAACGGAGACTACCACGCAGACCTGCTCTTGGACTACCAGCGGCAGAACAAGCTGACGGATGAGCAGATCGACGAGATGATCGTCTCCGGCGACATCGAGTTCGGATACTCACACTTCGATCGCGAGGGCAATCGGGTGTGGACGACGTCTCGCGATCGGAACTCTCAATACACGTCAGTCGGCAAGATGCGTCAGATCTACGGGTGGAACGACTGCGACTATGCTGAGGAGGAGGAGGACTGATGCCATCGGTCTGCGTCTGCTACGGCAGCGACGAATATGAGGGGAGTTCTGCTCCTCTCAAGGTCTTTGAGAAGGTGGATGAAGCCAAGGAATGGTGGTCACAGCAGGCTTTCATATTCACCTGCAATCTGAAGAACAATCAGAACGTCACTTGCTGTGGTCATCATGATTTCTACTGTATCGCAGAGTTCACCGATATCGGTGTGACCTATTATTACGAGCGCAAAGGCGCCCGTAATCACGGCCCCAAGACCTGGCGGATCACCGAAACCAAGGAATTTTCACCATGAACAAGTTCATCGCCGTCTGCTACGACGGAAACCAGAACGTCGCCAGGCTCGTCGACACCGGTGACGGACCGTTCGGCAAGATATTTGCGACCGATCTCGGATTGCCGAGTGACTGGGACATCCTGGCCCTGGTCGAGGCGCCGAACGGTCTCGATACGATGGTCGTGATCAACGACGACAAATGCCGGTTGGTCGACTTCCCAGGCATCCGGCGGGCGGCCCTGTGTATCGCCCTCGACAATGGCGGCATCAATCGGGAGCGCTCTGAACAGCAGATGCTCGAGGAGCTCTACACCTGGCTGGAACTCCAGCCGGTCGAGGATCTGTTCCGGTTTGATCCCTGGCTGAAGGACCTCTCTGACGAGGCCCTGGAGACCGTCTGCTGCGACAGCCAGAGCGATGCAGGAGTCGAGCTCATGAAGGGTGCTCCAGCTGGCCTGGACGACTTCCTGAACGCCTATTTCGACCAGGTGTGCTAACCACCTCAGGTGAGCCCCTTCATGGGGTTGCCAATCTTCGGAGACGACGCATGCGTTTCGCCATCAAGATCCTCCTCATCGTGGGTGCCGTCCTCGTTCTGCACCTGTTCAGGATGGCGAACGCCACCGATCCGCGGCTGACGCGCGCCTCTTATGACGCGCTCCAGATGGACATGGACAAACCCACAACCACACGAGCATCACCATGAGAATCAGCGAGGTCATCGAGACCCTCACGAAGATCCAAGAGAAATTCGGCGACATCGCCGTCACTGGCGGCTACCTGCGAGACAACACGGCCCTCACCGAGATCATCGTCACCGACAGCGAGGGCATGGAGGTCTGGCCAGAGGACCCCAACGGCGTCGCCGGCAAGCACAAGATCGACGGGGTGTTCCTGCAATGAAGCGAACCCTCACTGCTGCCGACATTGGCATCGCAATCCGGGACTTCCTGGAGGACAAGGAGGCAGAGATCATTGATTGGAGCCAGGAAGATCCAGCTTCTGTCGGATCCTGCTTCATCAACGCGATCGACGTCAGCGATGCCGTCAACCCGGTGATCTACACGGCTGACGGTCTTTTTCGCGTCTCGATCGTCAAGGTGGAGTGACCGGGATGATCTTCGTGTTCGGGAGCAACCTCGCCGGCCGGCATGGCGCCGGCGCAGCTCTCTATGCCCAGCGACACCATGGTGCCGTGAAAGGGCATGGCATTGGTCGGTGCGGCAATAGCTACGCCATCCCGACCAAGAGCCGGGACATCAAGACCCTGCCACTGGAGTCGATCAGCTACTACGTCACCAAATTCCGCCACTACGCTTGGGCGAATCCAGACTTGACTTTCCAGGTCACCCGGATTGGCTGTGGCCTCGCCGGTTACGCCGATGCGGAGATCGCTCCCCTCTTCCAGCCAGCACCTAGCAACTGTCTCTTCGACGAGAAGTGGAAACCCTATCTCGGTGAAGAGAAAAGATATTGGGGCACAGGATAAAGGATCAATGCTCGTAAGGGCCAAGACTATTATCAAGTTAATGTCTCTGACATTAGCTTTAATAAAAGAAGTGAGAGCGCTGAGAAATCAGCGCTCTCTTTTTTTGGTTCCTCAACCTTCAGCTACCACCAAGGAAGGACGCATGTTCCACTTGATCAAGAGAGACGATCTCCCGCCGAAGCCTAAGGGAATCGACACCCCGAATGCTCTCGAGTTCCAGGTCGAGATCGAGAAGCTGTTCCACAAGAACCAGCTGCACCGTCGGATCCTGGCCGAGTTCACCACCTGCCAGGAGATCGACTTCGCCGGCCACATGAAACAGCACCAGATCGACGTCGACTTAGGCTTCGATCTCCTGGTTCAGATGGTCCTCCACAAGCGCGCCCACCTGCCCACCATAGTCGGCACGCTGCGCAAGCACCTCGACGGCAACTGCCAGAAGATCGCCGACGAGCTCGTCAAGTGCGCCCAGGCCGACCTGGTGGATTGGAACAGCACCACTCGTCAGTTCATCATCAGGTTCGGCATCTCGCCGGACGTACAGGAGGAGCTGGACCGCTACCAGTATCCCCTGCCCATGGTGGTTGAGCCCAAGGAGCTCAAGACCAATCGTGACACCGGGTACTATACCTCACAGAATTCTGTGATCCTGCGACAGAATCATCATGATATGGATGTGTGCCTCGACCACATAAACCACATCAATATGACCAAGTTCAGGATCAACCAGCAGGTGGCCACCAAGATCAAGAACCAGTGGCGCAATCTCGACAAGCCTAAGCCCGATGAGGAGCAGGGTGATTACCAGAAGCGGGTCAAGGCGTTCGAGAAATACGATCGCACGGCCCATGACGTCATGATGCACCTCGGCCTGGCCAATGAGGGCGAGTTCTACCTCACCCACAAGTACGACAAGCGCGGCAGGACGTATTGCCAGGGCTACGTCGTGAACTATCAAGGCACCGCCTGGAACAAGGCGGTCATCGAATTCGCAAATCAGGAGGTCATCGAGTGACCAGTTTCCCCGGACTGAAGAACTACGTCATCATCCCGAGTGAGAACCTCGCGGAGCGTGAGAACCAGATCGGGGATTACAGCCCCCACAACTGCTTCAAGTTAGCGAAGACACATCGCGCCTATGGCTGGGCTCGTTGTCAGCGTGGCGACTGGAACCAGGAACAGCAGGACGCCTACGACCGCGGTTACCGCGATGAGGAGGACAAGTGATCATCGACAAGCTCGGTGATTACCGAATGCGGAATGGTAGAAAAGCCCGGATCCGTGCCTTGGACGGGTACGGATCCTTTCCGGTCAAGGGATCCATCTACAAGGAATACCGAGGATATGTAGCGCCTCGTGGGCACATGATCTGGATGATCAATGGACGTGCCCAACCGCTCATCGAGCATCCCCTCGATCTCATGGAGTTCATCGAATGAACTACTCAGTTCGCATCAAGTGGAACGGCACCACTATCCTCGAAGGGCGATGCGGCATGGTCATGGCCTATGAGTTGCTGCAGTTGGGGCGTCAACAATTCAGCTCGATCAGTCAGTCCAACATCGCGAGCCTCGACGATTTTATCAACCTGGCGCCTGGAGCCATGATCTCCGGAAAATTTTCAGACGAGACACCCAAGAGACCGGCGACGGGCAAATGGGAATACGTCTTCATCAGGGGTCCCAACTCATGAGCATCACCAGGAAGCCTTCCGTCCACCAGGTCTTCGGGCTGTTCGACGTGGCGCTGTCCGGCACCAAGGTAGCGACCGTGATCGTCGATCAGGTCGAGCCGCGGGTCCACAACAAGTACCATCGGACGGCGCCTCCGGATGCCGTCAACTGCATGCGGGGTTCCCCCTATGGGAACCCCTTCATCATCGGGGTCCATGGCGATCGGGACCAGGTCTGCGACCGCTTCGAGCGGGAGATCCTCCCGACGCTGGACGTGTCAGCTCTCCGCGGCCAGCACCTGATCTGCTG